AAACATCGATTTTCTCCTTCTCGGCAAGTTCCTTGGCCTGCTTCGAACCCCACTTCACCTGAGGGGCGTTGGCTTTGTTCACCAGGGCACGGACAAGGTCGATCTCGACATTGAACTCATCAGCAAAGATCTTGATCTTCTTCTCGGATTCAGCATCAGACATCATTTTGCAGTTGTGCTGTCAAGGACGCGCTTATGTTACCTGTGGATTCACTCGAAAATATATGTGTCCGTTTCCATAAGAAATAATTTTTTTATAAGATTCTATTTTATATTTAATTTTATATCATTTTACTGCACTACAGTGAAATAGTAATGTAACAACATTGCAAAACAGTGAATAACACTGCACGATAGTGAATTTCCTTATTGTTTGTATAGTATCAAATGCAGTTCAGTGCAATGGCATATTTATTTACCATTCATTGCGAGCTTATAGTCAAATAAAGCACGCATGAACTTGCAGTATTCATTTTGTGACTACGGATCACCAGCACAAGAGAATAAATGATCTCAGAGAGCTGGATCTTTTCTATTACAAACGCTAAAGCGATTTTGTTCACGAATCTTTTGATTCTTTCACCAATTTTTCATTAAAAAATATTTAATATGGTAAAATGAAACTCACAAGCGGAAAATACATAATCAAATTAAGAAATAAAGATATTTGTTTATCTAGACAGTCTACATCTGGAACACCACCAGAATCGTATCCATATAAATTACAATTATTTGGAACGGTAGACGAAAGTAAGCTTTTTCCGGAATCAAATGTATTTGAAGTTATTGTATTAAACGAAAACAATAAAGTACAAATAAAATCCAACAATATGTTATTACGACACGGCGTAATAGCTGATTATACGGGTAAAAGTATGGAGACGTTCTTAAATTTTACAGGAATGGTATTTTCAGAAAAAGAACTATCCAAATATTTTAAAACTACGGAATCTGAAGTAATATTAGAAGAAAATACATTCTATCTCGAAGACAATGATGGATACTATACGTTAAATACACTAATACTTCAGAAACACGGACGTGATCATATATCTTATGAAAAAAGATATATGTGTGCTCTCGACGATGATCTGTCCGAAAAATCGCAATTGTCTTTTGACATGCATAGTTTGTACGATGGTTATCGCGTAAATCGTAGACAATGTAATAGGAAAATTGAACTCGAATTCATACCTGTAGAAACTTTTCTAGACGTTTTAAATCCAGTATTATATAGACCTAAAAATATTTTTCTTCTTTTTATTATTGTTTTTATTATTATTGTAGTGTTGTTTTCATACAATATTATCAGAAGGAAACGTTAATATAAAATGAAAAGGCATACTCAATTCATGGTTTATGGTTTCATTATTTCAATGTAACATTTCTTCTTATTTGTAACATATACTCCACCTGGATGAGTGTATACAGAAAACATAGCATTATCCATGAAACGCGCCACTTTCTTGTATTTTGCTTTCTTTGGAATAATCTTTCGATTGAGTAACTGTGTAAAAATATAATTTTTTACAACTGGACAATTCTGCATATCGGCTACTGTATTACCGAATATATCCTTAGCTTCTAAATCAGCACCTTTCGATACTAAATATTTTACTAACCCAATGTAATTTTCTCGTACAGCTATCATTAAAGGAGTCATACCGTCGATGTTTCTACAATCAACATTCATGTTTTTTTTTAGTAAATACATTACCATGTTCTTTTTATTTGCTTGTGTAGATATAATCATGAGATTCCTACCATCTGTATCACATACATTGATGTCTGCGCCATTTTTAATAAGAAGATCTGCGACAGTGTCATTCCCCCATAATGTGCAATATATTAATGGTGTGCGTCCGGTATTATCTATAACATTTACATTTGCTCCTTTTCCAATTAAGTAAGAAGATATACCTGTATTATTATAAGATAGACATATATGAAGAGGTGTTTCTTGAATGTTTGTCGGACAATTTATATCTGCGCCATTTTCAACTAATAGTTTCACAATGTTCTCATGATCATATATAATAGATATAACTAACGCTGTTCTACCCGTTCTATCCTTCTCATGTATATCACTACCAGCAGATATCAGATATTTGCACATGTCTTCGTATCCAAAACGACAAGCATTCATTAGTACAGACATTCCGTTTAAATATTTATTGTGAACATTTGCTCCCCTGTCTACTAGCATTTTAATTATGCTTGTATTTTTACTCATAGACGCAGCAAGCAAATGATCACTCCCATATGTGTTCTTATGATGGAATTTTGCTCCTTTCTTTAATAATAATTCAATAATTGATATTTTATCCCCCATTATAGCAAAATACAATTCATTGTTACCGTAAGAATCCCGTCTGTTTATTTTTGCTCCTTTATCGATTAAATATGATACTATAGAATGGTGTCCGTAAATACAAGCATCCATTAAAGCCGTTTTACCTTCATAGTTTATATCCTCTATATCAACTCTGCATTCTTCTACCAAATGCACTACGGTAGAAATATTATTATATTTGCATGCTTGCATAAGTTTTGTGTCTCCATAATAGGATGCAATAAAATCATAAGAAATATCATCGTTTGTCATTATTAACAATTTATTATTAACGATTTATTATTAACGATTTATTATTAACGATTTATTATTAACGATTTATTAATAATGAATTGTTATTAATGAATTGTTATTAATCATAGACTATACGTTATACAATAGCATAATTATTTACAGATATTATTTAAAATTATGTACACGTTCATTGTGCGATAACTCTTTCCAGTTCCAGTTCATACCTGGAAAGTCGATAATGTTTTGTTTTGATACGATATTTCTAGAAACTTCTTCAAAATCCCATTCTTTATTCATAGTATGGTATACAGAATAAAATGTTAATGATAAATTATTCGATAACCCATTATGACCGAAATACCATGGAAAATTTTTGTTATTTATAACTATATTATCGGTCAGAGACTGATTCGAACTCAAATACTTTTTTTTACCTTGTATATTTGAGATGATCATTCTCTCGATAGGGTGAAGGTGTATCAGTTTCATAGATACTATAGAGTTCAATATATCCTGGGTGACAGTAATAACAGAAGAATTCCCAAGCAAGCCGGTACAGTCCCATTGTTTGTCGCAATGCTTTTGAATAAAATCAAGATTTATATTTTTATTATCGCTCAGTCCCCAACTGCCCCATAACCATGGTTTATCCGGTAAAGTGTCTACCACTATTGTACCCACTATGCTAGACAATGCTGTCCAGTTCCAATTCATGTTTTGATATCTGATAATAAAGTCATCTGTTATTGACGGATTATTTGTTACATATTTCCAATTCCATTTGAAATTGTTCTCGGTAATAATGGTTGGAGTCATTGCTGGATTAGACGACAATGTATCAAAACACCATGGAAGATTGAGATTATTTTTTACAAACTCTATAGACAATGAAGGATTGGAACTGACACTCCACCAAACCCATTGCCAGTCGAAATGTTTTTCAATAAAATCTGGAGTTACAACAGGGTTTGCAGAAAGATCTACCCAACTCCAATTTTTGTCTATGTTTTTTTCTATAAATTCATGTGTAATTTTACAGTTTCTGCTAATATTTTCCCAACACCAAGGTTTTTTAGGATACATATCTATAATATCACAAGATATGTATCTTGACAAACCATAATAACACCAATCCTTTTCAGGAAAACTGAGGAAGACATGTAAATTGTTTGTATTCTGACTTTTTATTGTATTGTACATAATCAAACCTTTTTGGAATAGAAAATCAAACGATTTTTATCAAAAATAAAACGATTTTTATCAAAAATAAAACGATTTTTATCAAAAATAAAACGATTTTATCAAAAACTTGTAAACTTTGTATTTTAATTTTGTCAAAATGTTTCGTTAAAATTCTAAAGATTCTTTTATAAGCAGAGAATCTCACAAATAATTAATTTTTAGAAAAATAGTCAACTTGGAGTACCATTTAGTTATTTTTTAAGATATTTATGTTTTTAATATACACCGGAATGGTTTTTATTTTATTTTTGTAACAATATAGTGAACACAGACTTGACAAATTCTGAGGAAGTTTTCTAATCCTATTCCTAGAACAATCCAAGTAAACAAGATTTGTCATGTTTTCTGGTAAACGCAAAATCCTGTTTTTGGAACAATTCAGTATCTGAAGCCCCGATAAACATTCTGGAAGATATGTGATATAATTATTCGAACATCGTAAAACAAGCAAGTTGTGGAAATTTCCGATACTGGTTATATTGTTGTTCTCACATATAAGTTTTACAATGCTTTTAAAATTTGGAAGAATGTTTATTTCATTATCCGAACAATCCAATTCAGATAACATTTCAATATCTGGAAGAGAATACAGTCGATTACCATAAGCAATTAAGGTTTTAAGATTATGGGCATTATCTGGGATTGTCTCGATATAATTCATTCCACAATTTAAATACACAGCTTCAGATATATCTGGAAGATCAACTAGCTGGTTGAATCTACAGTCTAAGTATTTAAGACTGGACCCTCCTTTTATTTCATTAATCTGGTTAAAACTACATTTAAGAAAACTAAAAGTACAGTTTATTTTAGTTATTATATTATTGTTACAGTATACAGTTTCAAGACCTGGACATTCTGGGAGATTAGATAAATTATTGTTCTCACAATTAAGGGTTTTCAAAGTTTTTGGGACGGATAAAACATCAAGATTATTATTGGAACAGTTTAGATACACGAGACTCAAAGACAAAACGTCTAGGGTTTGTAGATTACAATTACTTATATCCAAACTTTGTAGATTTTCAAATCGTCTAAAATTTAGACCTTTGTATTTCAAAATTCTATTATCTGGTTTGAATTTTGAAGAAATAAGTGTTTCATCTGTTTGTTCATCGAAATAATACCGACCAGAAATTGAATTTTTTTCCTCTATTATGTCTATAACTGTATCATTGTGAATAAAAAACTGGAGATGAGACAATATATCTTCCATTTTTACCTAATTCTAAATTATTTTCTTAAGTACAATAAAAATGAAAATTTTATTCGTGAGTTATTCCCCAATGACTTACAATGGAATAGCAAATCAATTGTACGAAATGGTATCTACGTTGGAAAACATACAGACAGCGTTTGTGTGTCTAAATGTAAGATCTAGATATTCCAGAAAAGGTTTTACCTTTCAGGAATATATATCACTTTTTCCATGTACTCGAAAGGATATACTGTGTTGTTTACATAATTCTTTATTTTATATTTCGGATGGTCTTCAATCAATATGGGAAAAAGTTTTTATATGGCACAACGAATATAAACCAGACAAAATAATCTTTTATACAAACATCGATATTTTTGAAAGTTACAACATTCCAAAATTGCTTTGTAAAATGTACCTTTGGATACCAATACACGAAGATTTTTCCGAAAATAACTCACAGGTAAATGCAAACAGAACTCTCCAATTTCTAATGTTGTTTGACAAAATAACAACATTTTCTACATTTGGACAAAAAGTACTAGAAAAATGGGGATACGAGTCTACTTTTATTAACCATATAATTGACTCAAAAGTATTTTACAATAAATATATCAAAAACGATAATCGGTTTATATGCCTCATCGTCGCTAATAACGCGTGCCCGGTATATAGGAAAGCATTACATGAAAATATTCTATCATTTCGTAAGTTTTCACGTAACAAAGAAACATTGTTAATCATAAAAAGTGAACCAATTGGAACTGTTAATATATATAAATCTGTAGAAGGAATGTCAAATGTTATTATTGTAAATGAAAATATACCGGAAACTGAACTTGTAAAATTGTATTGTATTTCTAATGTATTGTTAGCAGCTTCTAAATCTGAAGGATTTGGAGTCCCAATTGTAGAATCTCAGTTTTGCGGAACACCTGTAATAACTACAAATTGTACTTCTATGCCTGAAAATACTTTTAATGGTATATGTATAGATCCACTTCCTGGGTGTGTTAAAATAAATGGTATCAATAGCTGGGCAAATCCAGGTGTTGATAACATTGTGAATGCTTTGGAAATGGTTTATTCTGGGAATTATTCGAAAAAAGATATACCGAAAATGAATTATAGTAAAGAAAAAATTTCAAAAGAATGGAAAATGTTTCTAGATCTTTGAGTTTATTTTTTGCTATTTTTTGTTTTATATTATTTACGCATGTCTGACCATAATACCGTAAATAGATAAAAAGCTCATCATTATGCTTATAAGGGTAACAGCAATATATGTCATATTTCTAGACTTCTGTACATTGACCTCTACTGTTACAAGTAACATCGACATAAGAATGTACATAAATGCAGTCAGAAACATAAATAGGGAAGTCAGCGAATAGGATAAATCTTGCTTATTCCTAGAACGTCTAAATAATAACCAAGTTAGTATAAACATCATAACAACATTTACCACAAGAGACACTATTATATTCGTTCTCGTTACAGGAACAACTTCCTGACTACCTGGTATTACAGGTAAAATTATATCGGATACTCTTTTCACATTCTGAAGAGCTTGTACACTGTCGACTACACCGCCAATGTTTCCAATAATCGCTAAAACTAAAAATGCATCTGTAATTCTTTCCTCGTTTTTCATTGTACAATTAAAAAATAAAATAAATTATAATTTAATTGTTTAATTAAAAATGAAATTGATGTTCTCTAGCTGTATGCCTATGGATCACGGTGGGTATCCTAACCAATTGCACAGTTTAATTAGACAACTATCGAAATATAATACAGATATAAAGATGAGTGTTGTATGTTGGAACATAAATATTGAAGAACAGGAAAAGGCAATTAAATTAAAAGACTTTTCTATGGACCGCGATATGTTTATTGAAAAGGGACAATATTACAATGATATTTTATTTTACATTCCTGGAAATACTCTAAATTTTTGGACAAAACTCGAGAAATACTATACTGATTTTAAACCAGATATTATATTGTTTTATCAGGATATCCTTGCTCTGGAGAATTACAACATTGGAAAGTTAAAGTGTAAGAAACTATTATGGTTACCAATACATGATAATTTTAGGGAACACAAATTAGTTCCATCTGAATTCGCTGACCCAAAAGGAATATACAAGAATTCAACGTTTAAGTTTCTTCCGATTTTCGATAAAATAGCCACTTTCTCGCAATTTGGAATGGAAGTTCTAAAAAGTTATAATTACTCTCCCTATTTCATCAATCATTCTATTGACAAAGGTACATTTTATAAGAAATATGACAAAAAAATAGAGAAAAAAAACAGGAAAATCGATGAAAAAGCATTTGTTTGTTTAATGGTCGCGAGTAACTCTGAACTGAGTAATAGAAAAGCATTTGATTCAAATATAATAGCATTTCAGAGATTCGCAAAGGATAAAAATGCAGTTCTTATATTGAAGACCTACCTTAGAGGAGCGGCAAATTTGGAGTCAATAATAAAAGTACTTGGAATTGAAAAAAAAATAATTAATGTTTGTGACAAAATAAACACGGATTCACTAGTGAAACTTTATTGTACAGCCGATGTACTTTTAGCAGCTTCTAAATCTGAAGGATTTGGTATACCCATTGTAGAAGCTCAATTCTGTGGAACACCTGTGATAACTACAAACTGTACAGCGATGCCAGAAAATACTTTTATAGGTGTATGTACAGAGCCTGGGGATATTTCTTTAAGTGTACATAATTTAAACAGTTGGTCAAATCCGAGTATTGACAATATCGTTGACGCTTTAGAAAAAGTGTATTCTGGAAATCACATTAAAAAAGATATTCCATTTGAAAGATACGATATGGAAAACATATTCAACGATTGGAAAAAATTCCTTGAGATCTAGTTTTGTCTTTTATTGATGAATAATGGTGCATCATTTTTTTAAAAAAATTATAATTATCATGTGTATAAATGACTTTTATAACTTCTCAGGGATCGTCTACCACTATACAATTCAATAATCAGAAAAAACAGCCTTCTGGCGACGACAAATTAACATGGAACGGGGTTTCTCTGGATGTGAATGGTGATATTAACACTACAAATCTGGATGTATCTGGAAATATTGTACTTTCAGGAGGAGGACTTCAACTCGAAGATACCGGATCTGGAAATAATAGGATACTACTCAGAGCTGGAAATGGAATAGTTGCTGTTACCGGTTATACTCTAACTTTACCATCGACCGGAGGTTCGAATGGTTCTGTTTTATCTACTGACGGCACAGGGACATTATCATGGACAACAGGTGCTGGTTCTCTTTCTGTCGGTGGTTCGGATAAACAGGTACAGTTCAATAATGCAAATTTGTTAGGAGGAGATTCATCTTTTACTTTTGATAAGACATCGAAAGTTTTGAAATTAAAATACTTATCGTCAACTGGAAATTCATTT